GGTACGCCAATATTATTGATCTGCCCTGTAGTTAGAACTATAGGTACATCACCAGAACCAAGCAGAGAAACCCCGCCTACGGTCTTGATGTTTGTGCCAGAGACAAGTGCTGCCTGCAACCCTGTGACTACACCCGTCATACCGTTGACACTCGCCACTGGCCCACCAGCGATAGATGCTGCTGATGCTGCTGCTGCTATTGCGCTGGCGTTTGCGTCTGATGCTTTCGTTGTAGCAATGCCTGCTTGCGTTGTTGCAATGGTGACTTGATCTGCTGCAAGCGTCACCTGCGTTGCAGCACTAGATGCACTACCCGATGCGGCTGCACGATCAAGTCCTGTTTGCACACGGTCTGCTGCTGTTGCTGCTACATCACCCGCCATCGTTGCCAGATTCACGTCCAGCACGTTATGAACAAATGCGGTGGTGGCGACTTGGGTTGTCGTTGTTGGCGTTGCAGCGGTGGGCGCTGTGGGTGTGCCGGTGAGTGCTGGTGAGGCCGAGGTTGCCAGCGCAGCCTCCATCGCAGTCACACCGTTTTCGATCAGCTGGAATTGATCTTCAAGCGCCTGACTCCCGATCCTGGTTCCAGAGAGCACGTCAAACGTGCGGTTGTAATAACTGTTTGGCATTATCGTTCGATCCTTCGTAGGGTATAGGCAGTCGTCACAGACTGCAGGACATACGGCAGTGCGTTGGCAGACTTGGAGTAAATCGTCAGGCTGATGTTTGTGCCAATGCCGTCCAGGCGAACACCGCTGGTGGTCTGCTCAGACGAGTCGTAATAGGCCTGGTCCCAGTTGCTCAGGTCATACAGCGAGCTGTCCCCGACAACGTCAGTGCTTGAGATCGCTGACTGCGTGGCGTTGATCTGTCCCAGCGAATAGTCGGCCTGCAGCATCAACGACGTTGCGCTTTGTGCTGCAACCTCGATCGATACTTTGCGAAAGCGCTTCCTGATGGTCGGCGCCTTGTTGTGATTAAAGGCCAGCTTGAGCCACGCCTCAATCGGCTCGCCGTCAAAGCTGCGCCCGACATCGGCCTCATAAACGTACCCGTCTGTCGAGCCGAAAAAGCTGCGAGAGACGTTGCTGATCATCGCTTCGCATGCGCAGTTGATGACCTTTGAGTCGTAGCTGATGGGCAGGAACCTGAGCTTGTTGCCGACCGGTGTAATGCTCAATCCAGACCCATCTGAAAAGAACAGGCGCATGTGGTTCAAAGACCGGTTGACCACGCTCGCAGTCACGGTCTTGCCGTCCAGGTAGCTGCGCACCCGGTCGGACGAGATTGGCATCGTGAAGTTACCAAACTCCGAGCTCTGCACCACCGGTGCTATACCCAGGCTATTGCACACCACCGGGTTGCCGATGTTCTGCACGCTCCAGCGCTGTGCCCCAATGCTGGCGCTGTACGTGGTCATCTTCCAATCAGCAGCGCTTGTGCCGAAGATCACCGTCGTGCGCGTTGAGCTAAAGATCATCAGCGGCGCGCTGTCAACCTGACCTGGCAGATTGCTGAACCCTGTCACGTCCTGACCCACGCTGATCTCAGCCGCGCCAGAGATCACCGTCCAGTTGTAGGGCGCTCCGATGCCGCTGTTCTGGACAGACGCCTTGAACGCAAAGAACAGGTGGTTCATGTGCGCTGCAACATGAGAAGGCTTGTCTGTCGTCATGCCCGTCGAGATCGGTACGAGCACCGTGCCGTCAAACTCAAACCCGCGGTTGACACCGTCTGCGCCATAGATGCGCTCAGTCGCGGTCGACCCGGTGAAGTTGTAATTGATCAGGTCAAGCCTGCCGCCAGGCAGCAGCGTGATCGCGGTGTCAGCACCACTGCACGTCGCCGTGATACCGGCTGTAAACGCACCGGCCGTGAACGCACCACCAGCGACCGAGGTCACGATGATTCTGCCGGCCGCGGTTGTCGATGCCCAGGTTCCTGACTGTAGGACCACACGCTTTACCACCGCGGTGACCGCGCCCTTGGTGATCGTCGCGCCTTCGGCCGGCGGTGTACCGCCACCCACGGTGAACGACACCTCGCGCAGCAGGGGCACAAGGGTCCAACCTCCAGCTGTGCTTTTGTAAATTTCGCAGGCTGTCGCACCTGCGTTGTCGCGCCAGGCATAGACCACATCGTTGAGCGTGGCAATGCCGCGGATCGGGCCGCTGCCTGGGACGACACCGATATCAACCCGGTAGTCCTCTGCAGCCAGAGCCGCATAGACATTGAAGTTTGAGCTCGTCACGTCGTCAGATTCGCGGTAGTACACACCGACAACGCCGACACCCACAAGGATGTTTTCGCCTGGGGTGAACGTACCCGTCACGCGGGTGACCACCAACTGCGATGCTGTTCTGACTTCAATGACGTGCGCTGTTGCGGTGGACGTAGCACCAGAGATCGTGTCCCCAACAGATACGCCGGTAAAGGCCACAGATGCGCGCAGGACGAGGAAAGTCGCATCACTGGGACGTGGCCTACCATCGAACCGCTCGAAGCCACCAATGCGCTCGTAGCCACTCTCCTGAGAGTTCTCAAGGTTCACGCCTCGAATCACCAAGCCGGGTGCCTTGGCGAACTGGGCTGTCTCCACATCCAGACCGCCCAATAGTGGGAAGTACTGGGATTGGGTCTGTGGCATGTCCATGTTTACGCCAGTGCGCGAGCCGTGATTCCCGGCATCTCGATCTGGCTTTGAACCAGTTGAGGCCAGGCCACGATGTAGTTGTTCTGTGCGCGCTGGTACACCTCTGAGGCAGCGTCAAAGCCGCCATACTCCATCAGTGCGCGCCACACAATCAACATGTGAAACCGCGCTGGGATTGCCGGCACATCAGCGTCGGCCACCAGGTCGGTGTAGTCTTTGACATAGTCCGCGCGCAAGAAGTGCGCAGCGTCCGGTGTCGGGCCAATCAGAAAGCCCTCTGTCGGTGACACGGACCAGTACTGAACTGACCCTGTCGCCGGGGTGCCCATGATGAACTGTTTGCGAAACTGGTCATAGTCCAGCCACATCAGTTCACGTTCAGTTGCCGCACCGTCTGTCAGTCGATAAGCACTTGGCTTGTAAAAGCCACTGGCTTTTTTCCACGATGCAAAGTCGTTCAGCAAGAAGTCGCTCGAATCGTTGTCCTGTGCGGTGGTGCTCGCCAGTGTGGCCGCACCTCTGCGCCAGCGCCAATCCTCGCGCGCCAGGGTAATGTCACGTGCTGCCCAATTGACCCAGGCAAACATGCGCTTGTCGTCACCGACAGCGGTCGTGATAGACGCGACACTGGTCGAGTCTCCAAGACCGGACTCGCGCTTGACAGCTTGGGTCAGTTGCAGCAGGTTCATGTTTAAGGCCTACGTTGCATCGGAAAGCGTGGCTTGTCTGCCCACACGTCTTTCGAGCGGTCATCGGGGAACATCGGGTCCGGTTCCATACGGGTGTAGACCAGACCTTCCAGGTGATCAGCCACCTCTACAGGCACTCGAATCCAAACGTCACGGTGCAGGATCGCGGTGTAGTTGTCGATGCCGACAAACTGCTGCGTGCTCTCACCGTTCTCAGCCTTGAAGAGTTTGATCTCGCAGGTGTCACCGCTAAAGCCATGCTGCTTTGCATTGCTCGTGGTCTTACCGTCACCGACTTCTGCGACCTGTTTTTTCGTTGCCATTGGGGCTCCAGTTTGAAAAGCGCAGGGGTTTCCCCCTGCGTAGATGGCGACCGCCGATTAAGCGGTTACGCCGTGCTCCATGCGTGACATCCATGCATCGTTCAAGATGGCAGCAGTGCTGTACATCTTGAAACCGACGCGGCCACGTTGTGCCAGAGGGTCAGACTCAGTGGGCTTGGGATTGACCACGATAGGCGTCAGACCGTTACCAGTACCTGCCAGGTTGACAGTGGCGTAAGCGTCACGACCGACAACGATGGAGTTGTAAACGTCCACGCTGGTGGCGCCGATCAGGCCGGTGACTCCGATCAGTGCGCCGGCATCAGCATCAGCTGTGTACAGGGTCGAACCGATGAAGCGCACGTTCTCGAACGAGCCGATCTCAGCATCGCTAATTGGCTTGAAGGTGCCGTACTGCTGCACGCGGGTGAAACCGCTGGCAAAGTTGGTCGTGTTCTGCAGGTCCATTTCCACGTTGGGGTGGCAGAAGCAGATGTAAGACGGTGGGATTGGCACAGTGCCGACACCGTCAGTGGCGTTCAACATGCTGGTCAAAGCGCGAGCGTCTTGCTGCTTAAGCTGGCGAATGGTCTTGCGAACCTGGTCAGACTTCAGGCACAGGGCGATGTCAGTCTTGGCAACACCACCGGCGCGGGTCACTTGCGTGCCAGCCTTGATAGCGTTGTAGATGATCATCTCTTGCGTCTGGCCGGCAGTCTCACCGAGAGACATTGCGAACTCGTTCAACACCGGGTCTTCATGGGTATCCATGATCACGTCGGTCAAACCGATCACCTGCCCGTACTGGTCCAGCGTAGCTGTCACAGGGGTGTAGGTCAGGTTGTTGATCGTCGGCGTTGTGCCTTCAGTCAGCGGTGTGGTCGTGGGAGCCAGGCGGCCGTAGCGCGCCCACTTCACAACTTTGGTTTTGCCCTTTGGAACAGCAGTAACCACGGCGAAACGAGCCATGTTGAGTTGCGGCTGTGCGCGCTCAAGCATTTTGTCCACAGCGTAGGCTGCGGTGCGGGGGGTGATATCACCATAGACAGTTTGTGTCATTTTGAGACCTCATTCAATTAAGCTGCGGCCCTCTGTGCTGCCAGGCGTTTGTTGCGGAAGTACGCCAAAGACGCATCGAAGTCGTCGGCTGGTGGTTGCCCACCTTGTGAACCGGATGACCGTGACGGCAAACCCGCAGCACGCTGCAGACGGTTTGTGTTTGGTGCAATACGCTGCGCTGGCGGCGCGTCAGACTGCGTTGAAAATTGCGCGATGGGAGACTTCCCGCTGCGCCTTAGGTGCATGTCATAGGTGTCCAGCACGGTCATCGCTTCCATCGGGGTTTGCCCTTTGTCGAATGCGTACTGCACGTTCCCCGGTTGACTTCTCAACCAAGAGTTAAATTCGTCTGTTTGAACGACTTGTGCCGCTGTTGGGTACGTTGAGTTGAACGTCTTCATAGCGGCATCGAATGCGGCCTGGCGTTCGGTTTGCATACGGGTTGTTTGTTCGCGGCGCAAAGGTTCGAGAGGCTCGACCATTTGTGCGGCAACTCGCCGTGCAACTTCCTCGGTCTTCAAATCCGACTGCTTCATGGCATCCCTGACAGCAGATACGATGCCTGAAAGCTCGGGAAAATCTTTAACCTGTTCGGCAATGCTGTCCAGCTTTGACACCGCATCGGGTACTGTGGCTGCAGGTTGTGCTTGCTGTTGCCGCGACCGCGCGAGTTCTTCGCGCAGTTGCGCAGCTTCGCGTGCTGCTTCCATATACTTCCGGTTCAGTGCTGCAACACGACCCTCTTCGGACTTGGCTTTGTGAACCTCGACCGGGTCTGGTTGTGCGGCTGACTCTGGCTCTGCTTGTGCAGGCTCAGGTGTTGCTTGCGCCTCGGGTATCGGATCAGGTTCTACCGGTGCTGTGTCAATCGAGCTTGATTGGTCTTCCGACCGCTCTGCCCGAATCTCAGCCAAGGCCGTTGCCATCTGATCTTCGTCGTCGAGAACTGCTTGCGTTTCTTGCGTCATGTATCACGGCATATCCCTTGCAGGACAGAGGCGGTTCATTGGGCAAAAGCACCCAATGCCCATTTTGTTGATACATGACTCGCCGCGCAAAGGCGGCATATATGCCGTGCTCTTACTGTGCGCTGGCGCGCTCCAGTTCCTTCACAGCCTCGTTCAGAATACGCATGTTCTCGGTGCGAGCATCGTCCAACGACTTCATGGTTTCCTTGTCGCCAAGGTTGCCAGATGCGAGCTTATTGAGCTTGGCAATCGACTGCCCGACCCTGTCGTTGAGCTTGTACAGAGTCACCAGCGGTTTGTCTGCAATCAGCTTGTCAACCTCTTCTGATCGCCCTTCTTTTGCCAGGGCTTTCAGTTCAGCTTCAAGCGCTGCGACCTTGCTGCTGTTCTTGTAATACCGGGTGTGCTGCACGCTTGCGTCGTCCACCTCACCAGCAAAGCGACTACCGATCGGAATCTGTCGAGTTGGCACATCGTCCCCGCGAGAAGCCATGATGCTGGCATTGATCGTTTTCTCAATCTCGCGCAGCAGGCCACCGCCAATTGTCATCACTAGGTAGCGCGATTCTTCAGGTGTCAGGTCAAGTTTTCCCTTGCGGAAGTCGTCGCCACCACTGAGTGTATTCAGTGCTTTGGAGATACCGGTGTACACCTCGCCAGATGGCGCGCGGTAGGTTGACTCACGACCACGCAGGTATCCTGGCCGCGGGTCACCAGGCATTGACATTTTGCTGATCGGCCGGCCACTGAAGTCTTTGCCTGTTGCCAGGTCCACCAGCGGGTCAATCACTGTGGGCGCAATGGTGCGCGCCAGCCCATCGGTGGTGAACACGTTGCCGCCACCCAGCGGGTTGAACGCGCCTGCAATCTCACCCACAGCGGTGTACAGCTTCTCGCCCCAATCCTTGCCTTGGGTCATAGCCAGCTCAGTCAGCACCCGCCCGGTGTTTGGCAGGACGTGCAAGCCAAGCGGCAGGGCAATGCTGATGTACTTCTTGTCCTCACCAAAGCGTGGGATGATCAGCGCGCGAGCCTTGGCAAACTCTGCGATCTCGTCATCGTCATAGCCTGCCGCGGCAAGCATCAGAGCCTGGAGCACACCCAGCGCCAGCCCACCGGCGATGATCTTCTTGCCGGCCGGGCCTTTGAGCGTTTCCACCGTGCGCGATGTACCTTGCACTGCAGCATTGAAAAACGCATACATCGGTCCGACCGTCGTTCCGAGCGAGCCCTTGCGGTTGAAGTCCACCGTAAGCTCACGCGCCAGGCGCGCAGCCTGTGGCCGGCTCATGCCGTTGTCCAGAGCCACCTTGTACGCTGACAGCCGTGTGCCGTTCTCAAGCGTGGTGTTGAACCCGTCCAGTAGATTGAGCACACCAAGCGCTGCGTTGCGCGCTGTGAGCTTGCCTGTATCGGCCAGATGCTTCAGGTCTTTCTCAATCTGCTGCGTGCGCTCTTTCGGGTCACGCATTGCATCTCGGTAGCCTGTCTGCCCCCCGTCCTCTTTGAACTGCTCGTACAGCTTCGCCATCGCAGACGTGCCACCGTTGAGCCCACTGGCAATGCCTCGAATTGCAGCAGGCATACCGGCCAGCACCTGGAGCTGCTTGCCAGCCAGTTTGGTACTTGACAAGTTCACCAGCGCACCCTGCGTGTCGCGCAACAAGTTGACCAGGCCGAACGCCGGGTTGTACTGCGTTGCCAGGCTCGATATCCAGCGGGTTGGTTTTCCGATGATGCGCATAGCACCGTCAATGCCGGTAACACCATCTAGGTTCTTGAGGTTCTGCACCAGGCGCATGGCGCGCTCGTTGTTCTGGTTGAACATGATCACCCGGTCCTGACCCTCGACCTTCAGGACGATGGCGTTATCCAAGTTTTTGTATAACGGGTTGGGGCGCATGACGACTTTGCCGGTGGTCTTGCTGATGGTTTTGACCATCGGTGCCAAGTCCATCTCGTCGTAGGTCGCTGGGTCAATGCCCATCGCTGTGAGGCTTGCTTCGACGTCTGCCTTTTTCATGGCAGGCTTGATCGTCGTCCAGAAGTCGCCATTGGGCTGAGTCAGCGCAAGCCCGTACAGCGCCATGCCGACGCGGTTCTTTTCAGCCCTGGTGATTGCGGCCTCGCGCTGGAGCAACAGGTGCGACAGCATGTTGGTGACCTCTGCATCACTTCCTGTTGAGCGCTTGGATGCGCCACCCTTGACGCTGAAACCTGATCCTACCGGGTGAGGCGCGAACGACTCACCGTTGGCCTCGTCCTTGAACAGCGGCACGTAATGCGTGTACGCACCCTGCCAGGCGTCGATCATCTCCTGAGTCTCTAGGCCTTCAGACACCAGCAGATCGCGCGTGCCCTTGCTGATCGCGTCCACTTTCTTTGCCAGCATGGGCATCAGAATCTTGTGGCCGGCCGACAGGTTGGCGATGTAGTCATTCGCTGCCTGCGTGGTCATCAGCACGCCTTTGCTGTTAGTACCGGCGCCGCCATCGGGAAACTTGTCATTGACCTTGGCGATCTGTGCGTTGCGCTCAGGTGCGTGGCGTGCCAGCAGGTAGTCCGATAGCTCAGTCTGCGACACGTTGTTCTTTGCCATCGCGGCCAACAGCGGTTCAGCCTCAGACTTCATGAAGTTGTCAGCGCGTGTCGCCACCCGGCCAGCGTACAGCGTCTCAGCCAGGCGCGCGTCGAATGCTTCTCCGATGGTTTTACCGCTGTTGGTGATCGCTTTCTGAATGCGCTTCAGGTCGAGCTTTCCATCCTGAAACATCTGCTGCAGACTTTCCAAATATCTGCCAACCTTCGAGTTTGGCAATGGCGCGTCCCATGAGCCGGGTGCTGGTGGTGCTCCAGCTTTGCTGAACGCCACCTCACCCTCTGGCATTGACTCAGACGCGCCATCCTCACCAACCTGCTTTGCATTCGCCCTCGCAATAGCCGCAATGTCAGCAGCGTTCAAATCCTCAGAACTGATAAACACACCCTTCTTGAACAGCCACGCTTTGATCGCTGCCTTGAAGTCGTTGAACCACTTCATCACCGACGCTGGCGCTGCAGCCCGGTCGTTCTCAATCGTCTCGGTGATGTACGCTGCAGCCTCTTCTCCGCTGGTTTCGCCGGACGATTCAAGCCGTGCTCGCACGCCATCAAACCAGGGGTTGCCTTTGCCCATCTTGAGCAAGCGCAGAGCCTGATTGAACACCGGCTCCAGCGTGCCATCGTTTGCCATGTGGATGCCAACCTCGTGAATCAGCACGCCTGGTGCTGACTGCTCTGTCAGGTTGTCGGCAATCAGGAACGACTTACCCGTTACCGGGTCGAAGAAGCCTTGGATATCTCCGTTGGAGCTGCGCTTGATTTGAAGGCTGTTGCGCTCCAGAATTGACAACACACTCTCTTTCCCAGGAAAAACAACGAAGTTATTTGTTCCTGCTTCCTGATAGCGAATGCCAGTGATTCCAAGTTTTGAAAGTAGATCAGACGTATCAGATGGCTCACCAAGCAGGGTTATGTTTTCACCCATTGTTTTGGGCTGATTTCTCATTGATGCAGGAACCATGAAGTTAGATGGCAGACTGACACCAGAGACTATCTTTTTAATTGATGCGTTTTTTGATTTTGATAACGCATCCTTAACGAACTTGGGCTGCTCACTGAGTGGCTTATCCCAATCGATCATCTTATCGATTTCAGAATCAGGCAAATCAACCTTGTAAAGGTTCCCTGTTGTTTCAGACTCATTGATGGCGCTCTCGTACCACTTCTTTGATTTGTTTGGATACAAGCTCTTCAGCTGACGCATGACTTCATCACGCCCGTCTGATTTGTACATGTTTGCAACTTTTGCCGGTCCTGTTGCATTAATCAAAGCGTATGACCCAGCGACGGTCGGTGACTCTGAGAAGTAAGTACCGTTGCCATACGCCTGGGCTCCGTTTCCAGTTCCTATCTTGGTAGAATCAAACTTATCAAACTCGGTAGGTGAGCCGTGCCATACAGTGCTATTGCTCACCTCCCCCATCATCGAAGCCTTAACCGCCTCAAGACTCTCGCCCGTCTTATCGGCGCGCGCCTGAGCTGCTGCTGTCGTGATCTCGTCCAGCGTCTGCCCAATGGTCAGCAGGCCTTTGGCCTCCAGCTTGGTTCGCAGGTTCGGGTAAGCCTTGTCGATGGCAGCGGTGATGCTGCTCAGTAGGGTCTTTGGCTTGGTGGGCTGCGCTGGTGGTTCTGGTGCAACCTCAGCCACAGAGCCATCTTCAGGCATGACCTCCACATTCTGGAGGTCATCTTGCGCAACTGGTTCTGGCTCGGGCTCGACAACAGGCTCAGTCTCTGCCACAACCTCTTTCCCCAGCTGCTCATCAATCGCCTTCATAACCATGGCACGCTCTTCGCGCAACTGCGCCAGAGCCTCATCCACAGCCTGGCGTTGCGCCACAGCCTGTGACACGCCAAGCTCCAGGCGCTCTGCGATTGTTTCCTCGATGATGGAAACGTCGTTGTCAGACACATCCATCAGCTTTGCCATTTCGGCACCACATCCTAGTACTGGCATATCATGCCTCCATGACAAAATGTTGAAGTAGGGTCATCAGAATCTCGTCCTCTTCGTGCAGCTGCTGCCAGTGCTGGGCTTGTGAGGCCAGCGATGCGCTGTAGCGGGGCTGTTCTGCGGGTAGTGCGACAACTGGCTGAGAAGGCGCCACAGCGCCCCAGGCAACGCCAAACGCTACACCCCAGGACTTACCCCATGCGCTTGCCACTATGGACCCCAGGGGTTTTCTTCAGATCCTGCGCCGTTGATCGTCTGGCCTTTGACCTGGACCATGTTGACAGGGATCGTTGTCGCGCTAAGTGATGCCAGTACAGCAGCCGCAATCTCAGCCGCCGTAGCACCACCACCCGTGGTGAGTGCTGTATTGACCAGTGCAGAAACCGTTGCTGGGTAGATCGGGTTACCTGTTGACG